TCCTTGCGCGGATTCTGTAGCTGAGAATTTTGTTTTAGCCCCCATTTCTTGAGCTATACCTTTTAATTTACCAAAATCTTCTCCCGTTGCTCCTGAAATAGCTTGAACTTTCGACATTTCTGATTCAAAATCCATACCCGCTTTTATAGCTACGCCACCAACGGCGGCTAAAGGCATACTAACATGAGTAGTTAATTTATCACCTACATTAGTTAAACTTTCACCAACTTTTTTAAATCTATTAGAACTTCTATTTGCAACCTCTGAACCAGTTCTTTCTACATCATTCATCCCATTTCTGAAACCACTTGTTTCAGATTCTACTCTTACAAGCAAAGGTGCTAATTCTATACCGCCAGCCATTTATGCACCTCCATATTCGTTAAATTTATTTATTTTTTTATAATCTGCTTTCGTTTGATTAAGTTCATATAAGGTTTTTAAGAACTCCCTACCTTTTTCAGTTTGTTTAATTCCATGTATCCATGATTCTTTTTTATACAAAAGGAAAAGTGAGTATGGCAAGTTATAAACCTCATTGAAGTTTAATCCTGTATACTCACTTATAGCTTTAATATCTGCGGTTTTATTCATAAATTTATATTCCCATTCATCAGTAGGGAAATATTTCTCTGTTATAGCTTCCCCTATTCTCCCCTCTGGAATAGGGCTTTTTAGTTTGGGTCATTAGAAATATTTACTATAGAGCTAACTAATTCATTATATAATGCTCTTATAGCTCCAAAAGAAAGTTTTTCTATATCATCATTTGTAAATTTCATATCACTTGAATTATTATTTAAAAACTCTAATAAGATACAAGTTTGTTCTTTGTATATTTCTTCTTCATCTGTTATAGTTGCTAATTGTTTTTCAAAGTTTCTAACCCTTTTAGCAAGTATAAAGATGGGCTGCTTGACCCTTACTTTCTTTCCATTTATCTTAATTTCTATTGGCTTGTTATTTATTAGGTCTAAATCTAACATATATTACTCCTCCTATATTTCTTGTTCAAATTTAGCTAAGAAGTTTTTAATTCTTTCTATACCTTGTATTTCAGCATTTATAGTGGTTTCTTTGTCTCCAAAATCCAATCCGAAACCATTACCTCCTTGGCCTATCATAGTAAATCTTAGTTTCTTCCTATTTTCCTCATGTACAAATCTTACAAGTACATATTTTAATGAACCTCCCCCACCAAAAGTGAGAGTTTTAGTATTCTTCTCTTTGTCCTCTTCTAGTTTAGCAGTAGACAGTAAAGATAACTTATCTAAATCCCATGTTATTATTCCAGTCTTAGCGGTCATTTGCTCATCTGTTATAAAAGATTTAACAACTCTACCATATTGATTCTTAACTTCATATTTTTTAGGCTTATAATCAATTTTAAACCCGCCAGAACAATAACCCACATTATGCTCCTCTGTTTCAATTATTTCGTTAGTTGGCAGTTCCGCTTCATTAAATTCATACATATAAACTTCCCCTGCGCCTAACATTATTTCATTATTATCTTTCATATATTCGCATCCTCTCTTTTCTTAAATTTAATTATAAAAATAATGCTATCCTCGAAAAATTGTATATCTTCTCTAAATAGCATTCCTCCTCCGCTAACACTAGCTTTGAAATCTATATTTTTATGAGTTTTAAATTTATTATCACTTTCTTTATTTGAAAATATATTTAGTAAACATTCTTCTATAGCTTTTGTTTCATCATAATCATTCCAAATTATTTTTATTTCAAATTGGGATTGGCTTACGTAGTCATTCATAACAGGAGTATAAGTATAAACTAATGAAGGCTTCTCTGTATCTGTAGTAAATAGTGGAAACAATCTATCTTTGCCAACTAAGCTTATTAATTTTTCCCTAGTATTCAAATATTCTATAATTGTATTCTCTATCTCAACCCCTCCCTCAATATATCTTTAATAATGCTTATACTTTCTAATTTAGCTTTCTCTAAAAATTGATTAGGCTTTTGTCCTTTTGTAATATGCCATCCTGCATATTTACCTGATTCAACTTTATATTTCCATGGTGTTCTTCTTCCATTTCCATCTTTAGCGTATATACCAGTCCCATTGTGTACATAGGGGGCGTATTCCATACTATTTCCTACATATCCCCTAATTTTTCCGTTTCCCATATCTACATTATTAAACATAGCGGCTCTTAAAGGCCCTTGATCTACAGGACATTTATTCTTAGCTTCTCTTTCTATTACTAAACAAGCTTTAGTAATATTCCTTAACATTATTTCATCCATTAAAACACTAGCATTTCTGCAACTTTGTCTAAATTCTTCATTAGACATTACTATCAACCACCTTTAAATAAAGTTGCGTCAATCTTCCTTTAACTTTAGCAGATAGTATGTTATATACTGTATCATCTTTTCTAAGCCTGTTTACACCTTCTTTAATGTCTTTATCCCTAGTAAGCCCTGTGTGGCTAGAATCGTTGAATCTAACGCTTTGAGTATTAATCCTATCATCTATATCATAGATAGCTACTTGAATAATATTGCTTTCTTTCCATTCTTCTTTTGTAGCTCCCGAAGGTGTTCTAGTTTTAATCTTAGTTTCTAATAAAATAGGCTTCATATCTCTATTAATACTAGGCATTAAATTTCACCTTCCTTATAGCTCCAAGTTCTTGTTTAATATCTTTAGGAAGTCCATCTATAAATGATTGTGATATTCCACTATAACTTTCAGAACTTAAGCCCTCTGAACCCATAATATTACATCTAATGACTACAATTCTTCTTATTAAACTTTCTGCTCTTCCTGGTAGTTCTTTTATATTGCAATAATTTAGAATAAACTCCTGTACATCTTCTATCATGAGATTTAACAAATCGTCTTTTGAGGTATCTGTTGTAGATATTGGAAGAGCTATTTTAATCTTATTTAGCATCTTTAACACCTGTCTTTTTGGAAGTTTTAACTTCTTCTATTTCATATCCCATGTTCTTAAACCACTCAACTATCCACATATCTCCTGTATAACCTTCTCCATTAGCAAAAGAAACACCAGCACTAATGCCAGTGTATTCTTTATTTGGAGATAATATTTTATACTTAGGCATAAAACCCACTCCTAACTATCTTACTTTTATATTTCTTAAAACTCCTGCTGATCTAGAATTCTTTAATGCTACTGCTGCAATCATTTCAACTTCACCTTTTTTAACTGCTCCTGGTGCGTTTAAATCTGGAAGATATGTTTTTATTATCTTATCCCCCTTAACGGTAACGCCATGGAAACCACCTAAATTAATATTAGTTGCAAATAAATCTGTAAGTCCATCAGTTTCAGTGCTTGCAACTGTTCTTTTTTGAATTTTAACAGTAGGTATAGTGCCAGCATTATCTACATAGTAACCTAAATCTAGTAATGGAATATTATTATATGCATTCACTTGCTTACCAAATCCGTCCTCTGTTTTAGTTAAGTAACCAGCTCTTCTTGCACATGCCTTAATTTTAGTTATTAGTTTATTATTACCCATTAACATATTAGGAGTGCCGTCTAATTCAGATAGAAATTCGTCTAATATATCAAGGAAGTCCTTGTAGTTTGCGTCCACTGCTGCAGAAGTTGAAAGGTCAATGACCTTATCTTTATTTAATTCAGTAGAACTATTAACTAATGCCTTATCTAATCCATCAAAAGCCTTTGAATCTACTGCGCTGTCACCATTAATTATAGTATAGTGGAATAGGTTGCTTGCAGCTTTAATTTTTTCTTTAAGTTGGAAGTCAACTTCATCTACTGCACCAGAAGTATTAGCTAATATTCTATCTAATTCAAAAGCTCCACCGAATACCTTTAAGTCTACAGTATGCTTTTCTCTCTTAGCTTCTTGTGCTGTATATTCTTTATTAATCTCTCTAAATTGTGCTTGTGCTGGGGTTTTTAATCTAGTATACCCATAAGTTAAAGTACTCCCCCCAGTTCCAGGAGAAACTGCATCATCAAATATTAATTTATCTAATAATAAAGAACTCCTTCTAAATTCATCTATAACCATTTGGTCTACTTTATCAGCCATTCCTACTTTTGCTTCTTGTAATGTAATTGCCATATTATATCACCTTTCCTTTATTGATATTTTTGTGCTAATGCACCTCTTAAGTCTGTAGCTTCTTGTGGGCTTGGATTACTCTTCCCATCCTCAGGTTCATTTCCAGAAATAGTTGTCCAAAATAAATATGAATCACTTTCCTTTAATGTTTCCAATTGATCCGTAAGGCCTAATATGTTTTCACCATCAAGCTTTACATTCTCCATATTTAAAAGGGCCTTTACTGCCTTAATATTTTTAACATTCGCCCCTTTTAAAGCTCCATCTATTGCATAATTAAATTGCATATCTTGTATTTGTTTTTCATAGCCGCTAACCTTAGATTCATATTCTCCTATCTTAGATTGAAGAGTTTGGTTGTCAGTATTATTCTTCTTAAGGTCCTCAATAGTTGCATTAGCTGTCTTTATTTGTTCATCTAGTGCAACCTTTTGCTCTTTAAGCTTGTTGTATCTTTCCTCTATCTTTTCTTCTGTAGTTGTATATATTTTGTTTTCCTTCATCCCTCCTATAATCTTCTGTATTTGTTCATCTGTGTAACCTAGTTTTTTTAATAATTCTTCCATGTTAATCCTCCTATATCTACGCTTTTATACGTGTTTTGCTTCACAAATATAGTTTTATTTATTCTTTTAAGTCTTCAACAAAGTTAAAAAAGACAAAATAAAAAAGCCTTATTTCTAAGACTTTAAATTCTTCTTTAATTCATCCATATCATTTTTTATTTCATTCATTAACCTTTTATGTTTGTTAATATATTTAACTCTCTCAGTGTAATTGATGCTAGTTTTAATCTTGGCCATAAACTCTCTAGCTTTCTCTTGCTTAGTTCTAATTCTATCATTTAAATAATAGCTTGTATAATTCTTGCCACAATGAGGGCATATAAAATAAACTCTTTCTATATCACCTTTAATTTTTTCAGTTTTTATATTTATCTCAAAATCATTTTTGCACTTATCGCAATACACTTCCATCTAATAACTTTCCCCCTCTAACTTTCATATAAAAAACACCTACTATTTTTTACTTAGTAAGTGCCCTTATATTATTTCTATTTTCTCAACGATATCTTTTAATTTATTTCCTTGTATTATCCATTTATTAGCCATATCATCAAAAGAATTAAACACATTATCATCTTCTTTTTCTGCCTCACCTGCATAATACTTGTCTTTCAGCAAACATATTACATATTCTTTATCTTTATAATTAAATGTAATATCATCTGTTTCACTTTGATATTTTAATTGTTCAAGTTTCATTCCATCACTCCCTTAATATATCCTTATGCTCTTTTCTGTCTTTTTTAGTAAGTTCTTTTACATCCCTATAAGTATTCTCTCCTTTTGAATCCCACTTATAAATATGAGCGTGTTCCCCATACTTGCCATATGGATGTTGTTTAGGTCTATTATGATGCCCTGAATGTATTTGTTTAACCATCATACCTTCTCTATTATAAAGAGTTCTATCAATCTGAACAAAACCATTCTTACTAACTTTATTACTTTCTATTACTGCATAAGGCTTAGATTTTCTTGGTGGGCTATAATGCTCTCCCTTATGATCCTCTGTTACTATTATTGTACCATCTTTGTTATACTTATATCCAGCCTTTTCTCTTTTATTAAACTCATTATTAATATCTTCTTTAGCTTTGTCATGATCTTTTAATGTATCATCTTCATCTATTACAGGTAAGTAAGTACATCTACAATTAGCATGAAGAGGTAAAGAAGGTCTATCTTTCATGCTATAGATATTACCGTGTTTAATACCACATCTAGGACAAGTCCTTTCATCTACTGCCGCCCATAGCTGAACTTTTTCACACCCTGCATCTTTATATGCTTTAAAACTACTTTCATTTAAGTAATGCATGGTTTCAGTTCTAACTAATCTATGTGCTACATTAAAACCTTCATTCATTCTATTATTAAGTTGTATGGCCATTTCTGTTACAGTTTTACCCTGTATAAGCCCATTAGTTAATATATCATTTAAATTTGTAGCTAACACCTGCGTATTTTTCCATAGCCTAGTAGAGAAATTACTCCCAAACCATGGTTTATTTAATAATTGTTCCATAAGTTTTTTATTAGGCACAGCAAATTCAACTTGTCCTAATGATTGCATAACATTTTTATAGTTAGTATTAAAACCTTCATACATATTTTTCTTACCAAATGTTTCAACATTTTCACCAAGTTCTTTTATTATTATATTCATATTCTCTTGTAACTTAGTAAGTCTATTGTACTTATGCATATCTGAAAGCATAGGTGTTGAAGTTTTCATTTTCTCGGCAACTCTATATAATTCATCAGAAATATTTAAGCTCGCTTCCTGATACATTTCTAATAAGGCTCTATTCTTTTCTTCTAAGCTATTATAAGTTTTCCATGTATTATTTGCTATTCTCTTTTCCCAGTACTCACTATTCTTCATTTACCTCACCATCTTCCGTAGGTATCTTATCCTGGAATGGTAAATTAATATTTTCTTCTTCTTTTAACCGTTGTAATTCTTCCGCTACATCTGAAACAAATGGATGGTTTTCTAGTAGGGTTTTCTTAGATATTATTCCTTGTGAATCACTAACATTTTTAATTGAATCACTAACATTTATAAGCATATTTCTAACAAAGGTAACCTTAGCAGTTTTATAGTCATATAATCCTTTGTTACTCACCTTTAAGTATTTAGCAATAAACCAAAATAGTTCATCAAAAGCATTTTTAAATTTTCTCTCCATCTGGTCGCACTTTAAATCTAAAGCTGAATATAAAAACTTAAGAGCTATTCCACTAGGAGTATTCCCAAATCTGTCTGTGTCTTTATCTACACCTTTTCCAAATGCGTAGATATCTTTCTTTAATCTGTCTAGGTGTCTCTCAACTGCTTCTACATCTATATCTGGGCTTAACTTATCTACTCCGCCTTCATCATCAACCTTAACAACTTTATAGAGTTTTAAATCATTAAGAAACTCATCTAGGTCAGTACCTCCGTAATTTTTTAAGACATAAATAAACCTCGCAATATCATCTAGTGTGTTAGATGTATCCGAGGTATTTTTATCATAATCATCTATTAGATCTTTAAAATACGTTAGGTCATTCTTTTCTCTACTATTATTTCTAAAGGGTATAAAAGGAACTCTTTCCCAACTTTGATATTTGCCATTAACTAAAAAATGACCTACTGGTTCTCCTTCTCCTTGAGCTTCTACATCTGGAATAAGGCTTCCCTTATAATTTGTGTAATAAGTTACTGTATCTTTAGTCCAATATTCAACCTTTTTAACATCAGTCTTTTTATCTCCTTCATAAGTTTCAACATAATAAAATCTTATAATGGCTTCAATTTCTTCCTTAGTATTGTCTTTATATATAGGTATTATTTGTTCACTTTCATGTTTTCTAAACTTTAATTCTCCCGTATTATTTATATATGGTTGAAGCCAGGCTATACCTTTATTACTTGCTTCAACTCCTATCTCCTGGAGTTTATCACCAAATTTATAGTCTAGTATCTCTATAAGTTTCTTTTGAAATTGTTCATCATCTGCGGTAACCTTTGGGCTTGTACCTAATAAGTAACTTACCTTTTCATCAACTAATAGATTAGCAAATCCATGACTTAATTTGTTATTAGGTCTTTCCTTATCTTCTACCTTTTGTCCATCAATATACTTATACATTTTTCTTTGCTTAATATCATTTTCATTGTCATAGTATTTCTCACCTATAAGCATATCCGTTCTCTTTTGACTACTTTCAAAATCTTGTATATATTTATTTATTATTTGTTCCTGAGTCATTGCTGGATTACTAGGCTTTATTAAACTATTCAAAAATCCCATGTATGCACCTCCTTATTTTAATACTGATAATCCTGTTTTCTTTATGAATGGCTCTAATGAATATCTAAATGCATCCATTAAGTGATTAAAGTCATCTATTGGAGTATTTAGTTTTTTCCCAGTTTTCTTATCTGTAGCCCAAGTGTAATTACTTATTTCAGTTATAAAGTTCACACACCTAGGATGAATGATTATTTTAAAGTCACTTATAAAATCAATCCCATTATTAATACTGTCCTTACCTTTTTTAGCACTCCTTATTCTTCTTATTCCAAGTTCTCTAAGTCTATCAATACTTTTAGGCTCTGCTGATTCTGCTATTATCTTTTCTTTACTGTAACCCATAGCTGTAATCTTTTTAGCTATCTTCTCATTAGACATTCCTTCCCCATACATTTCATCAAATACATAAATAATCTTATTAACTTCATCTACTAAACTGCAAGGCATAGCACTAGGATCATTTGTATAGCCAAAGTCTAATCCAAACGCACTCTTTATTCCTTGTTGTCCTCTAATTTCGTTTATATCAAAATATTTTTCTTCCCAATTTTCAAATACTAGTCCATCAACAATACCCCAATCACCTAAACCAGCAACTTTATAACGTCTTGGGTTTCTCTCTTTCATAATTTGAAACTTCTTATGGTCCTTTTCATCTAACCATTCATTACAAAGATAATTAGTTGTAATTGCTAGTATCTCCTCGTCTTTTACATCAAAGAACTTTTTCTTTATCCAATGATGCTCATTCCATGGGTTGAATGTAAGTGTTGCTTGTTTGAATAATCCTTCTGGAACTTTACCTCTTATAGATTCATCTAGGGTATTAAAATCATCCTCACTAGATATTTCATAAGCTTCTTCTATCCATAACCAACATAAGTAACCTATATCTACAGTTATTGAAGTTACCTTCAAAGGGTCATCTAGCCCACGAAAATAAATCTTTTGCCCTGTGGGTATATATGTCATTTCAAGTGGTGATTCTTTTATATCCCAAAATTTATCTACCTGTAACCTATGCATAGCCCACTTAAGCTCTGCAAAACATGAATCTTTAATTGTTCTGAAAGTCTTTCTTACTACAAGTAAATTGCTCTCTGGATACTCCATTATTCTAGTTATAAAGTTTAATGCTGTTGTTTTTGACTTCTTAGATGCTCTTGAGCCTTTGCATACTCTATATAGCCCTCTATAGTTCCAATAAGTTGCATAGCCTTTTCCAACTATATCTGGAAGATAGATATTGTTAACTTGATTATTAGTCCTCAAGTTTATCACCGCCACTTATTACAACCGGAACCTCTCCTTCAATTTCAACTTTGTCTGTAAATAATCTATATCGCTTACCTAATAGCTCTGCTGCTTTATTACGTTCTTTAGCTCCCACTTGTTTTTTTACTTTAGTTGCGCTGGAGCATCCATCTCCTTCACCTTCAACTACTATTACTTCTTCGCTAAGTTCGCCTCTCATAACAGATGTTAAATATTCCATTACTTCTTTTGCATCTGCTATTCTTTCATCCTCCATTTGCTTCACTTGACTATCTATATATTCTTTTATCTTTGGTTTATCTAATAATTCATAAGCATGAGCCATAGCATATTTTTTACTATAGCCTGACCTTATTGCTGCTTGTGTGACATTAAGGTCTATTAAATATTCATCACAAAATTTCTTTTGCTTATGTGTTAACTTGGCCATAATGCCACCTCCCTTATAAATATAAAAAAGACACCTAGAAATTAATCTAAGTGCTTTTAGTACATATACATATTTTTGTAGTTATATATTTTTACTAATACCATATTATAATATTAGTTTAAGTACGTCAATCCATATAAAAAGGACATAAATTCCCACTCGTATTTTACTTTGAATGGCTAATTTAAAGGCTTTATTCACATAACATAAAGGACATTTTTTATAATTTTATTCCATCAATTCCGAAAAATAATACGCTTAAATCTTCAATAGCTGACTTTATATCTCTGCTAACTGTTTTAACATTTATATTAAAATGCTCTGCTACTTCTTCATAAGTTGGCGTGTTACTATTTCCTGGTGAATCCATGTAAATATATTTTATTATATTATATCTTCTTTCTTTGTTTTTACCTTCATTTTTACATATAGATTGATAGTAGTTTATTGCTTTATTCATATGCTCTATTATTATCAGTGTTCTTATTTTAGTCCTGCATATAGCCTGTACATATTGTTCTTCATCATTAATACTATCTATTTCGTCCAGTATATCAATTGCATTTTCTTCATTCACTTGTTTTACAGCATTATTTGCTATTTTATTATGGATATTCAATGTCCTATAGTGTTTAAGTAATAATCTAGTATTTCTTAAACGTCTATCATATCTTTTTGTTGTCTTATGATATTCCTGTTCTTTTATATATTTTATGCCTTCCCTAATTCCAATTTTAACAGCTTCTTCATATGTTATATTATTTTGTTCCACAATATAGCCCCTCCTGTTCTTTTAATTCTATGTCAATATTAGCTTTTGTTACCCATTTTCTTTTATTTATCAACTTAACCCTATGCTCTTCATTGAGTTCTTTTATTAAATTAGGTTCATCTAATGTTAAAGCTTTTCTATGACATTTCCATAAAACTAATATACACATTTGTATTAAATCATAAGTTTCTCTGATTATATCTTTTAAGTTAACAAGTCTTTTATTATTTTCATATTTTTGTATAGCCTCGATTACCTCTTTGTATTCTTCTGTAATCTTAGCTATTAGTTCTTTTGATGTTATTGTTGTATTATCTATTTTAAGCTTGTCATTCTTTTTAAGTACTTGCATTAATAGCTTCATACCGATATTTACCTACTTTCCTTTAATCTTGCTTTTACAGCTTCTAATAATACATTTTGATTAACTTCTTTACTACCTAAAGCTTTTATAACATCTTCATCTACAGTATCTTTACTTACTAGATGATGGATTATAACACTTTCCCTTTGTCCTTGCCTATGAAGTCTTGCATTAGCCTGTTGATATAGCTCCAAACTCCATGTAAGCCCAAACCAAACAATAATATTGCCACCATATTGAAGATTTAATCCATGTCCTGCTGAAGCTGGATGTACTAAAAGTATAGGTATTTCTCCATTATTCCATTTTTTAATATCCTTTGAATCTCCTAATCCTATTGCATTTAACTTTTTAGATTTAAAAAAATTGACTATTCTATCAAAGTCATGTTTGAAGCTATAAAATATCAAAACTGGTTTACCATTAGCTGATTCAATAATATCTAATAAAGCTTTTAGTTTTTCGTCATGAATTTCTATAACCTGCTTGTCCTCTGAATATATTGCCCCATTAGACATTTGTAATAATTTATTAGTAAGTACTGCTGCATTAGCTGCTGTAATATCATCTTCACCTAATTCTAATACTAAATCCTTTTCTAGTTGCTTATATTTATTTATTGCATTTTTAGGTAAATTGATATCAATTATATTATCAATTCTTTCAGGAATATCTAAATAATCTTTGGCCATCATAGAAATACAAATATCACCTATCTTTTTATGGATCTGTTCTTCTGCTCCATCTTTTAGCTCCCAATTATAAACTATATATTGATTTCTTTTTCCTGGGTTAAAATACTGTTGCCTGTAACTTGTGATGGTTCTACCTAATCTTTTACCACCATCTAACAAATAAATTTGTGGCCATAAATCTATTAAACTATTAGGTGCTGGGGTTCCAGTAAGTCCTACCATTCTTTTAAAGTATGGCCTAACTTTCTTTAAAGCTCTAAACCTTTTAGCCTTAGAAGATTTAAAGGAACTTAATTCATCTATAACTACCATATCCCATAACCAACTACTAAAGCATTCATTAACCAACCAATCTATATTTTCTCTATTAGTTACATAGATATCAGCATCTTTCATTAAAGCCTCTTTTCTCTGTTTTTTAGTTCCTAAGATTTTTGATACTCTTAAATGTTTTATATGATCCCATTTTTCAACTTCAGTACTCCACGTATCTTCTGCAACTCTAAGTGGTGCTATAACTAAAACTTTATATACTTCGCCTAGGAAAATTAAATTATCTATTGCTGTTAATGTACTAACAGTTTTACCCATACCCATATCTACGCTGTGGGGAGAAATAAACCTGAAGCTTTGTTATCTAAAATATGATTTATTGCATATTCTTGATAATTCCAAGGTTTAAAATCCACACTACCACCTTCTTTCTTTTCTAAACTTAAAAATTATCTAATCTTCTTTATGAAATTATTTATCCCCTCAATACTATCTATAATTTCCACCTTAAAGCCTAAAGCTCTTAATTCTTTAATCCTATATTTTTGTATAGGTCTTGGTTCTTTACCTGGTGCTTTAAGCTCTACAAAAACAATCCTTCCTTGTGGTAATAAAATAATCCTATCAGGCACTCCTGACACTCCTGGACTTACAAACTTTAAAGCTTTACCACCTAACTTCTCACTTTCTTTTTTAAGCCTTTTTTCAATACTACTTTCTAACATTTGTATTATTCCTCTTAGATATTTTTCTTTTAAGTTCTTCAATTGTCTTTAATTTATTTAAATTTACCCTTCTTTTATATTCTTCTTCTAAAGCTTCGCTTACCCATTTTTTGTATTTATCCATTTTAATTCTCCTCTATAATAATATCTGTTGACAAATAAAATATAGTTATATCAATGTTTTAAGTAACTTTGTCAACAACGTCAACAATTTTTCCTTATATACCCCTATTAATAAAGGATAATTTTATAATAATATAACCATCTTTGTGGAATTATCTATTTTTTATCACTCTATATATAGAAAATCTGTTGACACTGTTGACATATATTTTATACCCCTTGGTATTACTGACTTCATTATGTCAACACTAAAAAAATTCTGTTGACATTTTTATACTCTGTAATATCCCCTTTGTCTTCCATATCCATTAATTCTTATAACATTTTTTTGTTTTTCCCAACTTTTTAATCCTTGAAGTATTTTATTTATTCTAGCTGAATCCCTTAAATCTACCTTTCCAGTTACACAATAAAGTTCATTCAAGATTTCTTTAACACAAACTCTATCTCTTATTATCCCATCTTCTTTTGTAGCTTTAGAAGATAAAGAATCATTAAAATATCTTTGTCTTTCATATAAATCTTTTTCATACCAATCCTTAGGTAAAGGTGTTTCAAGAAATTCTATTATAGTACTTTCTTCATCATCTACTATTCTATGATTATCCTGCTCTATTGAAGCCAAAGCTTCTTCTTCTGTATTTAGCATTAGAGCTTTATTTTTCAATTTTTTATATAGTATTACGGCCTCTGCATATATCTGATCCACTTCATTTCTTAAATCCTTTACTATACTTTTAGTCGCTTTAGTCATATCTGCATCCACTGGAAGGTATCTTCTATCACCGGTTGGATCCTTTAAAAATGTTGGTTCATTTGTTGAAGCAACTAAAACATATTGCCTTGGTATATCAATAGGATTGCGGGCATACGCCATTCTTATTGTTTTGCTTTTATTCGTTATAAAAGCTTTCATTTCTTCAATTTCACTTTTTTTAGTAGGAGCCATTTCAGCCATCTCTACAATCCATTTACCCATGGTTTCTTCTATAGCTTCTTTATATTTTATAGTTGCTAATTCAGTATACCAATCATCTTTTTTGGCCATATATCTGTAAAATGTACCTTTTCTAATTCCCTGTTTACCAACAATAGTTGTTACATAATCTAATTGGCAACCTGGATTGAATATTCTTGCTACAGCTCCACAAATAAATATTCTTGATGCGGCCCTAGCGTATACATTATCTTCAACACCAAAATAATCAATTAATACTGTTTCTACTCTTTCTTCCCCATCCCAAATCAAACTATTTAAATAATCTTTAACAGGATGAAATTTATTTTGCTTAAATATAAGTCTAGTTGCATCATTTATTACTTGAGTGGCTCTTAATATATCATAAGCCTTTCCTAAATAATGCCTAAGCCCTGAATCATCATCATCAGTCCAAAATCTTATTTTATTTTCATTGTCCCAAGGAAGTTTCCCTTTAATTGTGTCCCTTAAATTAAACTCATTGTAAGCTAATTTGTCTTTAAGTCTAATATCATTCTCCATTATTATTTTTACATTATCGACTGTGCTTTTTACTTTTCCTTGTTGAGTATATTCTAATTTAGCCAGCCAATCATTATTATCTTCTTCTATTTCAACTACATCAAATTCATCTTTAACTAAATCTAACCTATCCTTACCTAGTTGCATTTTTACTTTATTATCATTGATTGCAACTTCAGTCATTTTCTTAAAAGATGGTAAATTATTTTGTTTTGTATCAATTCTTACTTCATCATCTAAATGGCCAAACTTATGAATTCTAACTAGGTCAAAAGCATTACATAAAATATTGCTAGCTGGATCCGTACCATGATGGCTATAGCTAAATTTATTTTCATATACTACAACCCCGCCTGTAGTGCTACCCTCTGCATATGTGTATCTGGTTTCATCCACACCAGGTACATATATATCATTTAAAAATTCTGCTATAGCTTCAGTTATTGTATAGGTCCTACAAAATGCCCCTATAATACCTTTCTTTTTTAATGGGTCCTCTTGCTTCTTTATTGCATTATTTAATTTTGCCCTAGCTCTCGAACTTTCTGGCCAATAACTTACATCTTGCCACCCAAAAGTATATCTAGCTAATATTTCATCAGGATTCAACCAAGGTTCATCCTGAATTTTAAAAATATAATCTCCATCACTTGAAGTACTTGGCCAATACATTAATCTACTAGGCTCATAGGTTGTATCATCAAATTGATCTATTCCTAAGTCACTAGCTACCATCCTACTTATAGCTTGATATTCATCTGGAAGTACTGGTCTACTTAGAGGAATAACTAACCTTAACCTTTGATTATCTACCGCATGGGTATGAGTTGAATACATAGATACTGAAAAGTCCCATAGCAATTCTATGCTTGACCATATATCCCCACTAACATAATCCAAGTCTAAAGTTAGCAAGGTTCTATTCTGAACGTTCTCTGCTTTTCTGCGTCCATTCTTAAGTCCACCGCCTACAAATCCACCTACATCTTTAATCCTATCCTTTTCAGTTTTAGCCATTTTCTTATATTCTGCATAAGTTTCGGGTGTTCTTGTAGTATTAGACAACTTATCAACTAGCTCTGACCATAAAATATTTTTATTTTTCCAATGAGTTTCCTTTCTGCTTTTTCCAGTAGCTATAGCTATGGATCCATCATATTTAATTTTAGGCTTATCTTCTGTTTTATAAGCTTCCAAGGTATCACCTCCCGCTATAATCATTTTTTCTACACTTTATTTAGAATGTGACTTAATTCAATATTGCTTCTAATTCTTCTTTTAATATTCCCTTTAGCTCGTCAGCTCCTTGTATCATATTTTCAAGTAAAGTTATCTTTTGTAATATATCTCTTTCTTTATAATATAACTCGCATGAATCTTCCTTTAATTCATTTATTATTTGCTCTGTAATGTTCATATATAATTACCTACTTTCTGTTTGAAAGATAACACTACTGCTTAATTAATTTCTCAGTGTGCCTACATTTGTATAATTGCTTTTCATCCCATACAAAGACATACTCACCATTCGAATAAAATTCTGGTGAAAGCAAGTCTTTGTATGTGTCTACATATTCTACACCTTCTATTTTTGCTCTTGATTTAACCCATTTATATTCTATTTTTGATAAGTACGTCTCCATAAAATAACCTCCATTTAGATACATTTAATTTCATATTATGAATAATTTATATATTTTTTATTAATAATAACTATAAGCAAGAGAGAAAAATTATAAATAAAATATGAAGTCTTTTGTTGTGCTATTAAGTTTTGTGATTTCTCTCTTGTTTATCTGTTACAATAATTTCATAACATCAATCCTTTTGGTAATAATTACATTCATAACCATCAGCTTTTAAATGTAATCCTGGAGCCCACTTTATTGGCTGACCCATTAATTCATTTATTTCTTTAACCGTTCCCCTATCTTTCGGTATATCTAATACAACTTCATCATGCACATGCATTACTATGTCATAGCCATCTTTATCTACTCTAAACATAGCCTCTCTTAAGCAATCTCTAGATGTAGCTTGTACTATATTCTCCACTAATTTAGGGCCATAAGTATCTATTCTTTTCCACTGTTTAGATGTTTGTTCCATACCTTCATAGGTGATTTTATCCCCACTAAAGGTTTCATGCGGTTCTATCTTTGGCCTTATATAACTTAATTTTCTTCCACTAGGCAATTGTATAAATAAAACTCCTGGATCATATATAAATTTAAGTCCATATTGCAAATTTACTGTAGTTCTTTCTCTTATAGCCTTTTTAGCAGCCTTGTCTACATCCCACCAAAATTTAGTTATATTAGGATTAGCATTTCGCCAACTTTTAACTAGTCCAGGAAGTTCTTCCTCTGGAATACTCTTTTTTCTATCCATTGAACTAAGAGCTCCAACACTTCCGCCATATCCAAGTGCCAATTCTGCTATTTTTCCTTTTTGCCTTAACTCTGAACCTTTCTTTATACTTTCTATTGGAACTTTAAACATTTGACTGGCTGAAGCTTCATATATTTTCCCATGTGTTTTAAAAACATCTAACCTCCATTGCTCTCCTGCAAACCATGCGATAACCCTAGCTTCTATAGCACTAAAGTCTGATACTATAAATCTATTACCTTCTCTAGGTATAAAGGCTGTTCTTATTAATTGACTTAATGTATCCGGAACACTATCAAATAAAAATTCTACTTCTTCAAATTTTCCCTCTCTAACAAAATTCCTAGCATTGTCTAGATCAGGTAAATGATTTTGAGGTAAGTTTTGTACTTGAACTAATCTTCCTGCCCATCTGCCTGTCCTGTTAGCACCATAGAATTGTAATAAACCTCTTACCCTGCCATCTTTACATCTTGCATTTTGCATTGTGTCATATTTCTTAATAGAGGTTTTAGCCATTAGTTGCCTTAGTTCTAACATTTTTATAACTTCACTTTTATTTAAATCCTTGGCTTCTTCTATAAGTCCTGGAATACTTGTTTTAGTTAATGACTTTACCTCTCTTCCAAGCCTCTCACCAATCCATTTTTTTATTTGTGTAGGACTGTTTGGATTTTCAAGTCCTGTAAGTTTAATAGCCGCCTTTGTTAACCTTTCAGTATAGTTTGTATCACATTCAATAGCCTGCTTTATAAGCACTAAGTCAGTACCAATACCTCTATCATTTATGTGTTGGTCCAGCTGCCATAGTCTTTGTTCTTCTGATTTAGTTTCATATCTATTTAATAAATTTCTTATTTCTCTTTCTACTTCAACATCTCGCTTACAGTATTCTTTAAATAGCTCCCACTTCTCCATATCATGTTCTGGAAGATTCCTGGTTCTCTTACCATTTGTTTTAGTAGGTTTGCAAGGCTTACAAAAATATTGTATTAATGCTTTACCCTCTTTCATCTTTTGCTTATCTTCTTCAAAATTAAGTGCCTTACCAACCATATCCAAGGAACTTGGTAGCCCTAGTGTCAAAGCTTTTACCATGGTACATTCCCATTGTTCTGGTGGGCATAAAGCTGGGTATTGATTCTTTATTGAATTTCTTTCAAAGTTAGCATTAAATGCAGTTTTAATTACATCAGGATCATAAAGTGCATCTATAACTCTTTGTGGTAATGCTTCATGTTGAGTGAAATCTACAATTTGTACTGGTTCATCATTGAAAGCATAAGCAAATAGTAATATTTCAAAATCAGGAGATTCACAATACTTATAAGCACCCGAGGTCTTTATATCTATACTGCTATATGTCTCAACGTCTATAGATAAAGTATCAATAAATATCACCATCTTTCTTAAAGTTATAATTTTTTTGTATTACGACTAATTCTCTTTCTTAAGCCATTCCAATATCCCATCTTTCCATTCGCATTTTTCACATTCTTCTGGCTGGTGGTGTGTCCTGTAATACATACAACGATAACACCCTAAACTCGCCCAATCTTCTCTATCCTCATTTACTTGCTTATCAATCCATTCTGCCAATTCTTCATCTGTCATGGCTCTTATTCTTTCTGCATTAGTCATGAACTCACCTCTTCACAATAATTAATCAAATTACGAATTATTGTATAATTAAGGGTGAGCTTAGTACTCACCCTATATGTTTTAACCTAGGAAGTCATCTTCTGCAGTTTCTACAGAATCAAAGTCGTCCTCTGCTCTTGTAAATCCGCCTAATGGCTCACCATCTTCTAGCTTTTGGACATTACCTAATCCACAAGCGATACCTTTATTACCACTTGCACTATATGCATAAAAATTAAGAGTAAGTCTTGCATAGCAACCGCTATATACTTCTGTAGCATCTAATACAGGTTGTACATTTTTATCAACAACACCAGGCTTATTTTTACTATTAGCATTTAGAAAATAACAATTAGCATAAGCTTCGTCGTCTGGTCTTTCTGTATCTCCGTCTCTTAAAGGTGTCTTAAGAGTTGCTGGTACTTTACCATTCCATTTAGATTTTCCTAGTTCCTTAGCCTCATTAGTAGCTTCTTTAATAGCTTTTAATGTTTCTGTATCTGTCTTAGGTATTATTACACTTACTGAGTATTTAGGTTCATTTCCTTCTATTGCATGAGGTTCAAATAAGTGTGCATAGCTTAATCTAACCTTTCCTGTAGTTACCTTTGTTCCTGTTCTTTTTGCTTTTATCATAATTAATCTCTCCTCTTTATAATAATTTTCTTTTTGTATCTCTTCTTCTACATAATCCATATACATATATAAGATACCTCTTTATTTAAAATCTGCTTCAGCAGAATTATAAACTGGTCTTTTATCCTTTATAGTTGCTAATGTTGGCTTGCCTTGTGGCTTTATAATATAATCTCCTAGAAGTTTATTAACTTCTTTTTTACCTATAGCTTTTTCCATATTTGTGATTCCAGTAAGTTTTTTAGTATATATAATATCTTCTAAGAATCCTTGTCCTAAAAGTATTTTTCCTATTTTCTCTTCATCAGCCCACTTTCTATTACTTCTACCTTCTACAACTTTAAACCCATCAAATTCTTCACCTTGTAAAGCTTGTTCTAGTGCATATTCTTGTACATCTTTAGCCCAACTAATGAGTTCGTCAGCTTTACCTAGAATAAAGGCTATATCGTTATTGTCTAAGGTATTTGGCTCTTGAAAATCATACTTAGCCAGTTCCATATTCTTATCAGCCCTAGCCTTACATATTGCTTTAGCTCTACAAAATTTACAATGATCTCCTGCATAAAATTCTCCTTTGCCTTCATAGGCTAATTTAGCTATAGGCTTTAACTCTTCTTCTGCCCACTTAAGTAATTCTTCTACTTCCATTTCATCTGTAGATATAGAATCTAACCTAGGTTGTATAATTGTCATTTTTATATTTTCTATATCATATAAAAAACTAAACTCTGCTATAGCTCCTAATGCATATAATCTCATTTGCTTATTATTAACTGCACTTACAGGAACACCTTTACCATACTTCAGATCGCATATTTCCATTGTTCCATCTGCAATTATTACAAAGTCCCCGGTACCAAAACCATCAGGTACCCATTCACTAAAGTCTAATCTTTGTTCTATTTTAAATAATGCATCTGGTGTTTTAGCCTTAGCTTCTGCAACTTTCTCCATGCAAGTATCTACATAAACTTCTACATAATCTGGCATATCTTTTGTGAATAGTTTGTCTGCCTCTATTTTCTTGAACTCAGAATTATATTTTCTTGTGGTTATAAGTTCTAAATTTTTCTTTAAACCTAACTCCCCTAATTCATGAGCTAAAGTCCCTTCTTTAGCAAATTCGCTTGATTTATTAGGATAATTTTCTTCTAATCTTGCACTAGGTGGGCATGCAAGCCAACGACTTGCCCCACTAGCACTAAGTATCGCATGTTTTGCCATTATAGCAGCTCCTCCACTTCTTTTATTACTGCAGCATAGTGTTCTTCTTTTAATTCAGGCAGTTTACTAGCTCCATATTTTGCGGTTATCTCCTTAGCTTCTTTCTGTTTACCTGCTTGTATTAATTTTGTAAATATAGCTCTTACCATTTCTTTTGTAATCTCAGTTTTAGGTTCTTCTACTGGTTTATCTTCTTTCTTAGTTTGTTCTGCTGCTGGATTTTTTTCTTTCTTAGTATCTTGTTTAGGTGGATCCACTGATTTAGATTCCTCTTTTTTAATATCTTTCTTAACTTCTTTTTTAGGAGTTTCCTTGATTGCCTCTTTCTTTTCTTTAGGTGCTTGTCCTACTTGCTTAGGCTCTATTTTTTCTATAATATTAGTAGTAGTACCAAAAGTATTAATAAAATTTAATAACTCCTCATTTGAATTAAATTCTGCTGTAATTTTCATAATTATTTTCCTCCTTAAATTTATTAACTTGTTTAGTTGCCAAGAAACATTTTCGCTTCATGGGCTTCTATATCAACTTTTTGAACTACCCATTTAGTCGCTTGTTCTACTCTGCTTTTAGTTTCTGAATATCTTTGAAATATTGCTATTGAATATGAATTATTAGCTTCTACAACTAATACATCACCATCTTTTAGGTCTTCTATGTCTGTCTTATAGGAATACTCTTGGTCAAAACTTCCTCTTGAAAACTTAACCATAGCTACTTTTTTCAACATGTTATTTATCACCATCTTTTATTAAAAATAACCTTCATTGTTTTCTAATCTTTTAATTACTCCTTTGAGTTCTTTTATTATTGATTCTCTATTTAATCTTTTAGCCTCAATTATTTTATTTATTAATTTTTCAATTGTTTCTATTTCTTCGGTTACTCCACTTCTTAAGCAGTACATTGTATTATCATCATTTTTAGGATCAGTTTCCATATACTTTATCTCTTTTTCTAATTCCTCAATTTTAGTTTCTGTAAAATACATAATTGCATTCCATACATCCTCACCCATAGTAGTAATTATTATGTCTTCTAAATCATCTAGTCTTGATAAACTATAAGTTTCTTCTTTAAGAAGTTTAACTCTAGCCACAAACATTTACAGATCTATCTCCTTTCTGCTATACTATATTTAGGTTTTTAAATTAAGTTTTCGGTGGCTTAGGCCATCTCTTTTTTCTCTATACTACTTGTTTGAAATCTTAAATAGTCTAAAGCTTCTCTTTTTAATCTACTAATGCTAATCTGAGAACAACCAACTATCTTAGCAATTTCTGTTTGTGTAAACCCTTCAACATATATCATATTTACAATGTCTTTTAAATCATTTGGCAACTCATCTACCAACATTTTTATTTCTATCTTTTCAAAGTTAAAGTCATCATTTCCGATTAAATTTATATAAGGTATTTCGTTTTCAAGTCCTTTTACAGCTGCGTCTAAACTATATGGAGCACTTTTCTCAAATCTCTCCTTTCTATTTTTCCCATACCATTTATCATCTCTTATCATTCTTAAAATTGCTCCATCTATACAATGGTAAGCATATGTGGTAAACTTTATTTTTTTGCTATTATCAAATCTATTTATAGCTTTCATTAGCCCTACACAACCCTCTTGAAATAAATCTTCATATGTGTATTTATGCTTAAATTGTTTATATCTTTTACCCGCAATAGCGTGCACAAATCCCAAATGTTCCTCAGCATTAATCATTTATACCTCACCCCTTATTCCTTTGTATCTGTTGCACTGCTTATAATTGTTACAACAATATTGTTGAAAATATTTTGTTCTAGATTCTGTATTTAAAAATTCTAGCCTGTTCCTTTTATGAAAGCAGTTAATGTAATATTTGTGGCCATTAGACCTACTTTGAAAATCTGGGCATTTAGCTTTATTCAATTTTTTATCACCACCTAAATTATATTTACAAGTAATATAAATACCGGAGTTAAGCCAACTGTTATCCAACCTCCCTTATTTTCTTTTATTAATCTTTTTAGATCCAGTATTATAAGAGCTGTAATTGCAATCAGGCTATATAGTGTTGTTATAGATTGTCCTACTGTGGTCAATATCTACACCTCCTAAGCTTTTACTCCATATTTAATAGCCATTTCTTTAACTATTGATACATAGCCCTCTATAAGCTTCTTATCATCACCTATTACACTTACTTTATTTAACCTATCTCTTTTGGACTTACACACTCCTTCATCTGCCATCCTTCTACGTTTATTAGTAAGTCTTTGTTCTAAATTCACACCCATTCTTTTATCTAGTAATGTATAAATCTCTTTTCTTACTTCCCTAATATATTCAAAGCCACCAAGAGTTTGAGCTATTTTATTTATTAACTTAGTAGAATCTTCTTTCCATGATGTAGTATCTAATTTAACTACATCTCTAATAGCTTGTACTTCTTCTTTAGTTTGTTGTACTGCTACATTTAATTTCTTTTGTTCTAATTCTGTAGTTGCTAGTGCTTTAAATAAATTATTAAACATTTGTAACTCTGGACTAAGTTGATTTACTTCTACTTTATTTTCTTTTACCCTAAAGTAAGTTTCTTCTAAGTTGTCGAACTGCTCCCATGCCTTGTCCGTATCAAGGATTTTGCAATGGCGGTTCGCTCCTCGTTCTGTCCACAACATTAATTCACTTGCATATTTAAGGCTACTATCTTTAAGATAGTTGGCTTTAAATTCTTTTAGTTCTTCACCTATTAATCTAAAATAATGTTTACCCTTCTGGAATTTTTCTTTATTCCTAATAAACCCTTGCTGTATTCTTATAGGCTCAACACCGTAAACTTCTGCTAACTGCTCTGTTGTTAAAACTCTTTGTCCGTTAATTTCTACTGCTTTTATTTCTGTTGCCACAGGTTGTCCATTTTCTATAGTTAGATTTATCTTTTTCATTTTGTTACCTCCTATAAATTAATTATTTTAGATGTTTCTGATAAAACATTTGCTATTATTCCTTTTAACTGTTCATTTTCTTGTTTTAACTTTTCATTTTCTATTTCAAGTCTTTTTCTTTCTATCGGAGAGAATCTTTCTAATTTAGTTCCTTCTAGCTCTGCTATGTGTTGTAAGCTAAATCTTATAGCAGGTATACCAGCACATGGTGTTAAAATTCCACTTTCCCTCCAGTTATCAATAGTTTTTTCCGCAACCCGCCATCTTTCAGCTAACTCCTTTTTAGTTAAAAGTTTGTTCATATTAACACCTCTTTCTGATTTTCACTAAAAAACACTTCTGAAACTGTAGAATTTAAAGCTATTGAGATTTTTTCCATAGTTTCTTTTGTAGGATTAGTTCTATCATCATTATCATTTTCTAAAGTACTGATATATCCTACAGCTACATTAGCTTTATCTGATAGTTCTCTAACAGTTAATCCCAACTTTACTCTTAATTCTTTAATCTTATTAATTTTTCTCGCCTCCTTATTCGGTATGGTTGAATAATATCATATTCGTTCTCAGAGAACAATCAGGAATTTTGTTCTTTTATAGCGAATAAATCAAATTGGGACAACCTTCCTATATTTTCCTTGGAATTACTTTCATTTTCGTTGACAAAGAACTTTTTTAAGTGTATTATTGTTCTATAAGAAAGAACAAGGAGTGAAAGCCATGTTAGGTGATAACATTAGAAGAATAAGAAAATCACAAAAAATAAGTATTAATAAATTAGCTAGTATGAGTGGTGTTTCCCTAGGATATTTAAGTGATATAGAAAACAATAATGCTAAGAATCCAACAATGGATAAACTTCAAGCTATAGCGGATGCCTTAGGTATTCAAGTTAGTGATCTTTTAAGTGATAAAGAAAAATTAGAAATTATAACAGACTCTGCAAAAAAAATACACAGCATAGCAAAAGAAGCTACTGAAAAATATGGGGTTAAAGAAGTTACTGAGAAACAAGAAAATAAAATTAAAACTTTGGCTGCACATTTTGAAGGGGAAGAATTTACGGATGAGGATGTAGAAGATATAGAGAATTTCATAAAATTTATAATATCCAAAAAGAACAAATAGACAAAATGGAGGGTTCATATGACGTATAATAAACTTTTATATGAAGCTGAAAGCCAAGGGGTAGAAGTTGTTGAAATGAAATTTAAAGGTAAATGCAAAGGTCTATATGGAGATAATGTAATAGCATTAAATAAAAACATAGAGACATTAAAAGAAAAACGATGTATTCTTGCAGAAGAATTAGGTCATCATTACACCTCAAGCGGTAATATACTAGACAATTCAAATATATCTAATTCAAAACAAGAAAAAAGAGCAAGAAATTGGGGATATGAAAAATTAGTTGGTATTATTGATATTATTGATGCTTTCAATGCTGGTACTAAAAACCGTTATGAAATGGCTGAGTATTTAGAAGTTACAGAAGATTTTTTAGAATCATCTATACAACATTATAAAGAGAAATATGGAGTTTTATTTGAAATAGATAATTATATAATATACTTCGAACCTAATTTTGGAATAATGAAAAAATTTTAAGGAGGTGTTACCTTGCAATATTCTACGCTTATAAGAAAAAAAGATAAAGGTTATCAGTGTATAATAACTTATAAGGTAGGCAATAAGTGGAAAACTAAAAGTAAACAAGGTTTTAAGAAAAGGCAAGATGCACAAACTGCCATGGATGAAATGCTGAAAGAGCTTAAAAAAATAGTAAAAAACAATGTAGATCCCGCTTTATTAGGAATGACATTTAAAACTTTTACCACAAAGTATTTAGATCATTTAGAGTTACATAGAACCACTAATACTATACTTGCCTTTAAAACTGTCATAAATCGTTTCTCAGCTATAGATAATAAACCAATGGAGAAAATAACCATTCTTGACTTACAAGCGATTGTAGACAATATTACACGTGAAGGATTGAATCCTAATACTATTCAAGACTATATAAGAAAATTAAATACTATTTTTAAAGCCGCCATGGATGAATATGAAATAATTTCTAGTTTACCAACTAAAAAATTAAAATATAATAAATCTAAACAAGACACAGATAAAAGAGCCTTAACCCTGGAAGAAGAACGTTATTTATTGGAGTCATTTAAAAATAATAAAAGACATAAAAAATACTACTTAATAGTATTATTAGCTTTAAAATGTGGGTTAAGACTTGGCGAAATATTAGGGCTTACGTGGAAAGATATAGATGAAGTTAATAAGGTTGTAATAATTAAGGAGCAATGGAAACAGATTGAAGAAACTGAGTATGGATATGGATCACTTAAAAGTAAAAATTCCTATCGAAAGGTACCTATTTCAGAAAAAACTTTATCTGAATTGAAAAAAGATAAAAAAGTTGTTAATATAAATAGTAGACTTTTTAACTTTGGTAATACGGATAGTGTCAGCATCTGTATAAATAGATTAATCAAATTAAAAGGAGTTGATATTACAGTGCATGAATTAAGACATACTTATGCTACAAAATTAATTGCCAATGGAGTTGATTTTAAAACAGCTGCTCAGTTTTTAGGTCACTCAGTAGCTCAAACTATGAAAACTTACTCTCATGTTAATGACGATATGATCAAAAAGGCCACTGGCATAGTAGAAAGTATTTTTTAGTTTTTTGACGAAAATTTTTGACGATTTTTTAGGAGCTCTGATTTTAAAAGGCTACAAGCATTTTTTCATAATATAAAAACAATATTGTAAATATACATAATGTATGTATGTATTGGAGGATTATCATGGAAGGAAAAAACAGAAACATATTAATAAGTAAAGAAGAAATAGCAGGAAAAGTTGCAGAGGTTGGAGAAAAAATTTCAAAAGATTATAAAAATAAAGACTTATACATATTATCTCTTTTAAGAGGAAGTTTTATATTTGCTGCAGATATTGTAAGAGAAATAAACGTACCTACAAAAATAGGATTTATGACTACTTCTAGTTATGGTCATGAAGAACAATCCTCTGGGAATGTTAAAATAGTAAATGATATTCCTGATGACATCAAAGGCTACGATGTTATTGTTGTAGATGATATAGTTGATACTGGAATAACTATGGAATTTGTTATAAATCACATAAAATCTTTAGGTGCTAATTCTGTAAAATCCTGTGTTCTTCTTGATAAACCTGAAAGAAGAAAGGTAGACTTAACACCTGATTATTCATGCTTTACCATCCCAGATGTATTTGTTGTTGGATATGGCTTAAATTATGGAGATTATTATAGAAATATACCCTACGTTTTTAATTGGGAAGAAAAATAG